GAACAGATATCTACGGAGCAAAGGATTTGACTTTGAACAGTCTTACTCTAAATACTGATTTAGACCCGGAAAGCGAAGTTTATCGTGATACATCTAATTATGATATTGAGCAAATTTTGATGAACAAGTTCTCGGATAAATTAGTTCCTCTAGTTGATTTAGATAGAGCGCACATCGAAAGACAGGCTCTACCTTACAAAGAGAAGTTCATCATTACAGATGGAATGGTTACTAACATGAATATGACTCCATCTTCAAACGGTAATAGAATTATCAATATTACAGATATTGATTCAACTATGGACTATGAAAATGGTGGAGATGGAATTACAACTTGTTGGATTCCGGAACATATTAATCTAGACTTTGGTATAGGTTCTACTGTAATTGTTGTTGGAAGAAGCAGTCAAAGAACTACTGATGAAGGAGTAGAAGACCCTACTATCAATGTAGGCGGTCTTTTATGCACAGTTAAAACTGGTTCAGCAGTAGAAGTTTCCCCGCCAATGGAGGAAGACTTCGACTGGTTTTGATTAATTTCCAAGGGGGGGTTTGTCAAGTTTTCCCCCTTCATAAGCAAGTGTAAGTGTGAACTTGTGGAAAAAGATTGATGCTCGAATAGGTGCGAAGCCTATATTTAAGGAGAAAATAATATGATAATATATACAAATGCAATTAAAACGAATAGAGCATTTATTCTGTATAAGAATATTCAGCACTATTCTTGGAAGAAAACTACCTCAAGTGATAATTCACCGAGAGAAGTAAAAATATATTCAAGTGCCGGTGTGATAATACAAGAAATGAGTTCGACAAATTTCGATTTATTTCACGCTACATATATGACACATATGGAAGTAGGAAGTGGACTAAAATGTTAGGAGATATAAAAGCAAATAGATATTTGATTAAATCAAACAGTTATATGATTGATTTAGATAATGTAGACTTTATCACATGGAAAGAAAATGAGAAGATAGCAGGAACATATTGGGCTAAATTACACATTGGTAGTAAGGATGCAAGATATGTTTGTAAAGACGAAGAATCTCTCAAAGACTTACTTGAGATGTGGTCTAAAATTAAAGGAAAGAAAGTAGAAATAGATATAGATGAAATAATAGAGGAATGGTGAAAATAATGGGAATAACAAGCGGAATGAAAGTAGATAAGGAATTGCAGAACAATGCTAGGGTTACTGCGTTTAGAGATAAGTTAAAGCAACAAACCGAGGCTAGGTTGGCTAGAAATAACAAACTAGTTTGCGGTATTTGGGGAGAACCCAAGACTGTAAAAAGCGGTATTGCTTTAGATTTTCCTGATAAGCAGATTTATGTTTTAGATTGGGATGATGGTTGCGAGCCTACATGGAGACAAAACCATGAAATGACAGATAGGATTATTCTTTGGAACCCCGAAGTTAGAAATGCTAATGGTGAATTAGATATACAAAAGTCCGAAGCAAATTCAGAAGATTTTGTTTTAACAGTTAAAGAGCAAATCGAACAAGGAGAGGATATTCTCTTTGTATTTGATGGAGTAGATAAGTGGCTAGATTGTTGCACACTTCATGTTACAGGTAGTTCTAAAATCGGAAAGCCATCGAAGTTTAAGTTTGAATGGGGTAAAAGAAACGCTCCTTTCTATTCTCTTTTGATGATGTGTAAGAATCTAAAGTGTGACCAAATATACATAACTCATGCTAAGGCTGATTATGGAGCAAGCGGTGAAGTTATAGGAACCAAACCTAATTGGCACAACTGGGGAGACTATCTTTTCCAAGTAATTAACACTAAAAGAACTCTAAAGAAAGGAGATGTTGTTTACAAATGCACATTAGAAAGCAGTAAAACAAACACTTCTCTTGTTGGTAAAACATGGGAAACTCTAGAAGTCGGTAGTGGTAAAGTCAATTGGAGTGGTGTTCCGGAACTTAGAGAGGGATTGATTTGATATTTACAACCGATAGTAAAGAATTACAGAATGCACTAGATAAGATACAAGTAAAGGGAAAGCATTTGACTACAAATGGGTTTTCTAATTCTAGTATTGGTTCTTTGTTTTGGGCTGAACTAACAGATAATACTCTAAGTATTTGGAACGGTGACGCTACTTTTATCGTAGGCATTACACTTGAAGTAGATGGAGAAAAAGACGGTAATTTTATTGCTGATGCTAAAGAACTAACACCGTTTCTAAAATCATTTACTGGTGATATTAAGATAAATGTAGGAGATGTAGTTAGTGTTACTCAAGAGAATAAAGATGCTAATATCCCTAAAGTAGCAATACATAGTGGGTTTGAAGCAATTAGTAGAGTAAGGACACTGTTAAGTCATGTTACATATGAGGCTAATCCACAAACTATGTTTTCTTTTAACAAGAAACCATTTGAAGGAGCATTTACTCTTAGTGTAGACCAATTCAAAAACACCATAAAATCTTGTGAATTAGCAAAGACTGGAATTTACAAGTTAAACTATGATGAAGGAGTTTCTACTTTTTCTAGTGGAAATAACACCTCTAGTAAATATAGCGAGAATGTTACGCCAGTGTTTAATAGCGGTGAAAGTGCAACGGTAGAGTTTAGTGGGCCATTATATGCTTTCTTTGATAATGACCAATTATTGAACTTCTATGTAAAAGATGAGTTTCCAATACTAATAGTAGCCGATGATAGGCTTTTACTGAAAGCACCAACAGTAAACGGATAAGTGAATACCAATGAGGAATAACAATGATAATAAGTAGAATGGACGATGGTAAAACAATATACAAAGCGTGGAGAGAAAACAACGAAAGAAAGTTTGAACAAGTAGAATTTAGGCCATACTTCTATGTAGAAGAATCTGAAAAAGAGCCACCTACTTATCGCCCTAGCAAATATATCGAAAGAGACTTTGATTATGTTAGAGGCGATTGGATAAACATTGATGGAGTTCCGCTAAAAAGAGTATATGTAGATACTTCTTATGATATTAGAAAAGCCAAAGATATGTTCTCTAAAACATATGAGGCCGATGTGCCTTATCAGTTTAGATACTGTGTAGACGAATTACACGATATGCCCGAATATGATATGCGTAAATGGTATTGGGATATGGAGTGGCAACAGGGTGGAGAACATGATGGTAAAATTACTACTATCGTAGCGTATGATAATTACGATAAGCAATACTATCAATGGGTATGGTTTCCCGAAGAAAGCAAAGAGTTGGTTAATGAAACCCTCAAATGGAGTAATGGCGATATTGTCAAAAATGTATTTTATAGTGAAAAACATATGCTTGAAGACTTTATGACAACCATGGTTGTAAAAGACCCCGATATGTTGATTGCTTGGTTTGGAAACTTTGCTGATGTTCCTAAACTTCTTGAAAGAGCATGTGCAGTAGGGCTTAATCCATTGATTATGTCGCCTATTGGTTTTATTAAAGGAGTAAAGAATACTAAAAGAGACGGCTATCAATTTATGTATCATGAAAAGGGCTTTTCACAAATAGAACAACCTATCGGTGGAAGAATAACTTTGAATCTTGATATGGCTTTTGAGCGACAATGGAATGATTCACAAAGAGGAACATTACCTTCGCTATCTTTAGATTATGTATCTGAAGAAGTATTAGGTAAGAACAAATTAGTATCTGAAAAGTTCCCCGACCCAAACGAGTTTTATCGTAGAGCATGGCTAGAAGATACAGAAACTTATCTTGAATATGCTGTTTTAGATGTAAAACTAATGGTAGAAATTGATGAATCAAACTATTGTAGTGAGGCTATTCTAGCACTTCAAAGACTACTAAAAGCACCATTTGATGCTTGCTTCTTTGCCTCTCACATGGGTAGTATTTACTTCATGAGAAATGCTTGGTGGAAAGCACCAACAGGAAACAAGAAAGAAAAGAAACAAGCATATCAAGGGGCTATGATATATGACCCACTTAGCGAAGGAACAAACGGATTACATCTTAATGTAGCCGCTTTTGATTTTGCCGGTCTATATCCCAGTATGATGATTGCTAGAAATATTAGTTGGGAAACTATTTCTGATGAGCCTACGGAGTTTGGTGTTAATATTCTAACGCCTAGAGATTTTAGCGAACCTATAGGCGAAGATATGATTTACTTCAAAACAGATAAGTTGGGGCTATTACCTAGAGCAGTATTAGAACTTAAAGAATTAAGAAATGAATACAAAGTCAAAATGAAAGAGGCTAGAGGAAAACCAAATGGTGAATATATGAAATGGTATAATAATCAAATGGCAGTAAAACGCCTATCTGCCAGTTTCTACGGCATCATTGGATTTACAGGATTTAGTTGGGCTAATCCAAAACTAGCCGCTAGTATTACTGCTAGTGCTAGAGAAGCAATTAGATTAGCGGCCTTTAAAGCGAAGGAGTTGGGAATATGAGTAAATTCTGTGGAATAACATTCAAAGAACTTAGAAAGGGAGATTTAGATATATTTGGTAGGGAAATAACCCGTGAAAAAAGGAACATTTCAAATATTCAATTTCGTAGAATCATAGACTATTGGAATAATTCGCCACTATCTCATGTCTTTAATCAAAGTTATGAATATGATGTTGTTAATTTCAAAGAAAACGAAACCAAAATAGGTTGTATGGCTTGTGGTAGTGCGTTTGATAGGGGCGGTAATAGATTAGAAAGAGCGCACATTTTAGCAAGGTGCATACAAGGCTCAGATGATATTTCTAATCTTCATGTATTATGCAAGCCTTGTCATAAAGAGAGTGAAGATTTATCAGGATTAATTTATTGGTCATGGTTAAGCAATAAAGCAACTTTATTCAATCATGGAATGTTTACAGAAACAGAACAAGATTATTCTGCTGAAGGTAATAATAATTATGACTTTTATCAGATGGAATCGGAAACCATGCATAAAATAGAACAAAAGATGCTTAACATTAAAAATTACTTTGCATCTAAAGAGAGATTTAACAACACAGAATACTATCATTCATTATTGCTTAATAATAATGTAAAGGATTTATTCATTAAAGAGTTTATTTGTAAAAAAAGCAATCTAACAGAAATAGATGTTGAAGAAATAATGAAAATTGATGAGTATTTTAATGTGTTTAAAAAGGAGAATCAAATGAGGGATGAATTATGAAAACAAAATATGTAACAGTAAAAGTAAACTACGATACAGAAGAAACATGGGATATTACTTTACAGGAAGTAGAAGAGATATTCCAAATGATGAATAACCTAAAGCGTAACGCTTCGATTATCAATATAGAACAGGGCGTTAATCAAGATTCGAGTAAATTAAGCCTATCATTTCTTAATCCAGATTATTCAGAAACAGATATGGAAGAGGATTATTATGATGATGGACAGAACAAATGAATTGTTGGAGGAATTGCTCGCTATGATAGCAAGAAGTAACAAGATATTGATGATGGTAAACATTGTAAATATAATAACAATAATAACAATAGTAACGGTGATAGTATGAATGAAGAAAAAAATGTAGTAGATAGTTTAAGTTTAGAATCTCAATTGAAGAAACTAACCTTTGAGGTTAATGACTTAAGATATAAAATCAAAGGATTAGAAAAAGACTTAGATATATTATTTGAAATAGATAATGCTAAATTAGCAAGAGCAGTATGTGAGATACAAGAATATCTTAGAGATAAAGGTGACTTTTATCCTATTAATTTAATAAAAGCACCAACTAGGGTGGGAATGTTATGAATAAAAAAACAGAACAAGAACTCATTGGTTGGGCTAAAAGATATGTAGATGATGTCACTACTATTATGATTCATAATGATGTAGTCTCATTATATGTCAATGGAAAAAGAATAGGGATAATCACACACCAAAGGATTGGTTAAAATGAAAGTAGTTTACGGACATACAGATTCAATCTATGTGCAAATAGATTCAGTAGAGAAGGCGCAAGAGGCTATCAAAGAGATAGAAGCAAGTGTTAGAGAACACTTCCCTAATATCTTGGGTCTGCAAGAACACCCCGTAGTCTTGGAGTTTGAGAAGTATTTTGATGCTCTAGGTGTGGGAACAGTCAAAAATAGAAATGCGGGTATGATTACTTGGGAAGATGGAGAATGGCTAGATGAGCCTAAATTTACCATGACTGGATTTATTGCCAAGAGAGTTAGCGAAACTAAAATGGCTAAAGAAGTCCAAACCAAAGTCTTGAAGATGTGGGCTAACAAAGAACCAATGGAGAAAATAAATGCTTATTTACACAGAACATATGTAAGTGTAAAAAATGGCAACTACGATTTCAAGAAATTAGTTAAGAGAACCCGCCTAAGACCGGAAAGATTTACCGTAAAATGTCCGGATTGTAGTAGAAAATATAATCTAAAAGAATTAACAAAAATTACAGTTTGCGGTCAGAATGAGGGTAAGGATGGAATTCATAAGTGCGGTGAACCCGTCTCTTCCTTTACTACTGTGGAAGGAAAAAAGGCTACTATTGGTTCGGGTGTAGCGGGTGTAATCAACGCTTGGCAAAATAACAGCACTAATTTCGATGATAGTTATGTATTCTTAAAAGTCAAGAATTCAAACATGACTTATGTAAATCCTTTAACCAAGGAGATAAAACCTGCTGAATTTATATCAGGAACTATCTTTGCTGATTTTAAGGGCTTTACACCGGATTGGGAACACTATGCACAACAAGTTATAGATAAGGCAAAACCCGTTTACGAGTCTATGGGTTGGGACTTATCAGCAATAAGAACAGGAAGAATACAGAAAAGTTTGGAGGAATGGTTTTGAATAGAAAAGAATTAGATAAAAGAAAAGAAGAGTTATGGAAAGACTATCAATCAGCACAAGTTGAAGGCTATTTTGAGGATTATGATTTTGAAGATTATATAATTTATATGCACGATTTAATTGTTGCTGAATGGAATTGGGCGGCTAAAGAACTTAGAGAATGGGAATTAAAAGACCATCCACAATATAGGGGAAATAAAAGATGAATACTGATGA